GGCTCTCCCATTCTGGTTGACTGTCTCTTTGGAAACGAGATATGGTTGTATATCCTCTGGACGGAGCAGAATGCCATCCTGGAAAATCAATTCCTCGGTAAGTCTGTCAGCCGCCAAAATGAGAGCTGCGGAGGCCGTCTGCTTGTCCATCGTGTCTCCAGTTTTAAGATGCTCCTGCATATCGTTTTGAAGGGCTTGTACACGCTCAAAAGCTCCATCCTCCATAAGCCACGACACAAACTCTTTTCCAGCAAATCCATAGTTGCTGTAAAGTGTGGTCGCAACCAGCTTAGGATCATCAAACAAGTGCTCTGCATGGCAATCGATCTCAATGGTCCGGTTCACCGCCCCTGCTCCACTGTTGGGAGATATGATAGGGAACTCACCTGTTGTGATGATGCAGTTGCGCCAAGTCGGGGTTTTCTGAAGTCCACCCTGTTTCCGTCCCCTGGCACGTCCCACGCCTTCAGACAACTGGTAAATCATCCGGTCGAAGTCTTTTCGGTTGTCCTTGATTAGTTGCAGTTCATCGATGATAAGCGGGATGGAGTTGCAGAAAGCGGCCCCAAGTTCTTTGCCAACCTCTGTTGCGTTGAATGTCTGGATGTACTTTCCGACTTCCGGGTCTGCCCATACACTGGCCGCCAATAACAAACCAACGGTCTTGCCCGTTTCCGTACCGCCCCATAGGTGGACAAAAAATGGGAGGCAGTTGCAAGGCTTTACTAAAACGGAGGCGAAAGAGGCAGCCAGTACGATCCGAGCAATCACGTTTCCCGGCGTCTTTCCGGAACGCACCGCCTTGACAATATCCAGCCACACGTCACGTCTCCCGTGCTCCTGGATGCTCTCAAACCGGGTCCGGTACTCCTCCTCTCCATCAAAAACTAAGTCTTCAACGTAAGGGGAAAAACCATAGTCATCGATCCATCCCAGCCGGCCAACACTGGAAACCTCTGGGATTTGTTCGTAATTAAGCTGTTCCACGTCGGCCAGATATCGAACCAACGGCTTACTCGTCTCGCTGTTGACCATAATTCCGTACTTAGAAAGGCCGATGATGGATCGGCTATCAGAAATCACGTTCCTATCTTCAATCACACTTCCCCACCGGCGGCCCAGGCTGAACGCTAGCTTAACCTTGTGGATACCTGTGTCAATGTTCACAAGACGCTGAACCGGCATGATGGGGTGATAGCAGGCCACCACCTCGAAGCCCATTTTGTCGGTGCCGTAAATGCCGGTGTCCGAGGCTGACCACCCGCCGCAGTCCAGTTCCATTTCCTGACCGGAAAAGTCCGTTTTGTTGTATCCTGGGGTGACTGTACCGCTGACGGTTTCCATGTATGCCTTGAACAGCGCGGCCAGATTGCGAATGCCAACAGTCTGTGCCTGAGCGGACATGCGGCCCAAGAGCTGTTTCATCTCAAATTTATTTTCTTTGTGTGCGTATAAATATTCAAACGGC